AAACGGATGCCAGCGAAGAAGATGAGGATGTGGATAGCTTGATGAATTTCGGAAAATCTATATTCCGCTAAATTCTGCTATTGACAATTTGGCGTAAATGTAATAGTTTGCGCTCAAGACTTAAGTCTGAGTTGGTCGCAGACGCCTCGCTGGCTGGTTAGCCTTCAAAATTTGTAGCCGTAAATCTCTGGTCGCGGCCCAGAACTCAACCGATAGACGGGCATCCTATGCCTTGATATCAAAACTAACCCTAAAACCAAATAGAAATAAACTAATATGTCAGCACAAACTGCTACTACTTGTGAGGCCATCAATGATAATTTCCAGCGCGAGACTGGACGTATCGCTCTTGGTACTCATCGCTTGGGTCTGTACAAAGACCCCTATCTGCGTTTTGTCACCCAGTCGGCTTTCCCCGACAACATGGGCAAAACGATCACCAACACCATCGCCCAGCGCACGGTTGCCACTGGCAGCGGCTGGGAAGCTATTGGCGTCACTGGCGAAGCTGGTCAGGACAACTCCTGCTTGGCTCCCGTCAAGAAAGTTGGCTATGCCTTCGATCAAAAAACCTTTTCGCTCCGCCATCAGGCGATTGAGTCGGATTGGATCTGCTTGGAAGACGTTCGCACTTCGGCTTTCCCGATTGATGATGTCAACAACTACATCAAGATCCTTGCCGACAACGTCAACAAGGAGTGGATTGAGCGTTACGACAACGACTACTACGAGGCTGTTACCAAAGTTTCCGTTGAGGCTGGCCTCGCTGAGACCACGGGAAGCTCGTTTGGTTCTTTGCCGAATCCGACCTCCGTCCTTACGGTTGGTGTCCTTCGCGAACTCTATGACCGCCTCTACCAGAACAACGCTGGTGATGACGGTGATGCGGTGACCGATGACGGCTCGCCTGTGTTCAACGTGTTTGCCGAACGCGCCACGATTGAAAACCTGATCAAACTCAACGAAGATGTCCGTCAGGACATTCGCTGGAGTGATCGCGTCAACGATCTGCTTGGTGCTAACGGCTCCTCGCTCCTGCCCAAGAAGGCTTACGGTGGATTCGTCTTCCATAGCCGCCCGTTCCCGAAGCGTTTCAACGATGACGGTTCTGGTGGTTACACCGAAGTTGCTCCTTATGTCTCCACGACTGGCGCGACCAAGGGAACCAAGTTCATCATCAACCCCGCCTACAAGGCTGCGAAGTACACCTCCACGGTGATCTTCCATCCGAAGGCAGTTGAGTGGCTTGTGCCGAATCCGAACCTCAAGGTTGGCAAACTTGTCTATGATGCTCAGAACTATCGCGGAGACTTCCGCTGGATCAACGAGTACGACAAGAACTGCAACCCTGACAAAAACAGCGGTTACTGGCGCGCTAAGATGGCTGTCGCGGCGAAGCAGATTTTCCCCGAATTCGGGTTCTATATTCTGCACCTCCGTTGCAACCTCGCGAATGACCTCGTCGCCTGCCCTAGCGGCTCTGGCTACGGTTACTTGGTCTAATAGCTAGTCTCTATTCATCAAGGCTTGCCTTGGAGTAAAATCTAAGGCAAGCTCTATGAGGAGAGAATAACTATTATGAAAATCAAAATACCTACCGATTATACTTTGCCCGAAGACGTTGCTGACGGGGACTCATTTGAGGAGCTTGTCAGTTTCCGCGTCGAAGGCGACTCGCTGGTTCCTACCATGATTGCTGGCGTTGAGATCGCCGCAGACGAGTCCGACGAAGACGAGATGGAGGACGAGGCTGCTGACGAAATGGAAGCAGCTTCCCCTATGGCTGGCATGGGTGAGCGTATTATGGGCATGGCTTAAAGGACGGAGACCATAGGCTATGGCTCTCCCTACTTTAGATGCGGTGTTTGCTTCGGCGGCGGATCTGCCCCGAAGGATGATGCTGGCCCAATGGCTAGTCAATATCCAGTATTCGGGGTCGGTTGTCGATTGCGTTACCCTCCCAGAGCAATATCTTTGGGCCAAGATTGCCGTAGCTACGGGCGCACCTAGAAGCGAAGCTGATTATATTTCTCTTCCTAAGAACTATGTCTGGAAGGCAATTTATGATGCTGTTTCGGGAACGGGGGCGGGACTCATCCAATGGAATGAAAGACAAGCTTTGGGCCATATTGCAGCCGCCTATCGCGAAGACACGGCCAACCCCGCAAACCTAGCCACCTACATTAATTGGCCTTGGCGGTATCAAGTGGCTTCTATCATCACTAATACCGCAGTAGATACAGATGCCCAAACATTTATCACAACCAGTGGAGCTACCGACATTGAAGGAATAGATCAATTTGTAAAAGAAGTAAAACTATTAGGATTGTGGAATTCAATGGTTGCTTGGCCGCTTCGTAGTAGCCAAAACGCAGGAACAGGAGCCACTGCATATTCTCTAGGGGGATTGGGCGCTTATAATGGAACATTGTTTAATTCTCCTTCTTGGACAATAAGTGGTATCAATTTTGATGGAGTTAATGACTACATCAATACTTCTATTGAGCCCTCAAATTATGCAGATGGTCTTTCTGAGTTGATTGTTTTTAACGCACCATCAGACGCTGGAAATTTTGCAATGTTTTTTGGAGACGAAGATTGGACTGTGAATGATACGACAGCTCATAAATGCATGATAAGAAGACAATCAACCAATAATGTTATTCAAATAAATAGCAATTTTGGAGGAAATCCAGAAACGACTTCTTCTCAAAACATTACATTTGGTCAATGGAATATGGTTCATGCTAGAGTTGTGGCTCCTTCAAACTTTATTTCTGTTAACTCAGCCGAAGAAACATCAAATACTGGGAGTGGATCTTTTTCTACTTCTGCACCAAATAATGATCGAATTGGATTCGGAGCAAGAGAAAAACTAGGCACTCCAAATCTTTTTGCAAAAATGACAGCTTCATTTGGCGCTTTTTGGGCAAATGGAACAAGTGCTTCACAAATGCAATCAATTAAAGCCATATACAAACAAACGCTTGGTGCGGGTTTAACATTACCATGAGTATCGAAAAAATACCAAGAAGGAGAGGGCTGGAGCGGGGAGTAAAGCTCACGATGAGTGAGTTGATTGCGGGGATTGCCCTAATGGTCACTTTGTTTTCGGCCCTCAATGGATGGGTTGTCTTGCCCGAACAGATGAGATCTATCCAAGCCAATGATGCTAAACAGGATGCGCGAATTGAGATGATCAATCAAGAGAACCAAGCCCGATCCGAGACGTTGGCCCGAATTGACGAACGCACAAAAAGAATCGAAGATTACTTGAAATCCAAGGGATTCTAGCCTAGCCTTACTTCTACTATGAAATCATTCTTCACCTATCTATTCGGGGTTCCCGCCAAAATTTGGAGCTTCTATGCTCCGATCCTTCGTGAACTCTTTGTGGATGCCGCCGCATCCCTCCTTCCCCTCGCCTTGGATATTGTTCGTGAGTTGGCTGATTCCAGCAAAACTGGTTCACAAAAACGCGAAGCTGCCGTAAAAAAACTTACCCAAGCCGCTCTTCGCAATGGCATTGATGCTTCCGAGTCTCTGATCCGCTTTACCATTGAATCAGCGGTTCAACGTGTGAAGGTGGAGGAATAATCAAATGAAAGATAAAATCCTAGCATTCCTAGTCTCCAAATCTGGAGGCGTCATCACCCCGCTTATCGCCATGGCTGTGGCAGCGGTTGTTTCTAAGCTTGCCATGATTGACCCCAAGCTGGCTGAATCTGTCGATCAGGTCAGTCTTACGGGATTTGTCGTTGCTCTTATTATCTCCATTGTTAACTACGTTACTAACGAGATTAACGTCAAGGGGGTTAAGAAGATCCAAGCCTTGGTTAATACCGATGTAGATGGAGTTGCTGGCCCGATCACATACACCGAAGTCCGTAGGGCTGTTGAACTTCAAAAAGCGGTTCATCTTCGTAAGCCCAATCGCAAGAAAAAGTGAAACGTCTTTCCCATGAAACCCTCAAAGCAATATTCGTCCCAGTCCCGCCCAAAGAAGATCGCAGAAGTTTCCTTGTCCGTCTATTCAGTTCCCTCCGATTCTTTGCCAAAGGCAAGCGGGGCGATGATGGAAAAACTTCCGTCACCATCGGAGTCCGAGGTGGAACGGATTTCTAGGAACTGGGACATTGGCAAACGAGTCTGCAAATGGTAGATTGGAGAAATGCCGCCGTGTGGCAATTGATCCTGAGACTACTTGGACGAGAATCAAAGGCTGGCCCAGCGCCGTCCTTGCCGAACTTGTCATCCGAATCCAAGACGAACTCCGCGCCAGAGTCGAGCGTTTCGGTAGCGTCAAAAAAGAAAGAAAGCCCCGCAATCGAAAAGCTCGTTGAGATAGCATTGTCTCAAGTCGGAGTCAAAGAGGTTGGTGGGAACAATAAAGGAGCCAAGATTCGGGAATATCAATCTGCAACCAGCTTAAAACCAGCAGCTTGGCCATGGTGCGCTGCCTTTACATCGTGGATAATCCGCGAATGGCTTAAAGATCCAGAGGTAGTTAAATGGCTAAACTTGAAAGTCCTTACTCCAGAGAAATGGAGACCAAAGACTGCTGCTGCGTTTGGGTATATTGAGTGGGCTAAATCGCGTCCAGCGACCACCAAAGTATTTTCTGAAAAGGCCAAGCCACAAGTTGGGGATCTGGTCATTTTTGACTTCTCGCATATCGGGATTGTTGTCAGGGTTGGAGAAAATAATTTCCAGTGCGTGGAGGGGAATACCAACCAGCGCGGCACAAGGGATAGCAACTCAGGTGATGGCGTTTGGCTTAAAACCAGAACACCTTCACTGGTAAGAAATTACATCAGAATCAATCCATCGAAAGTGCAATGAAGGACGAGGCAAAACCCCGCAAGAAAAAAGTCTACCGCAAGCCCGAAATAAAGTCCTGTTTCTACTGTGGGTCGGAAAAGATTGAACGTTTATGCATGGGCGGCGTCAATATCATCCGATGCAAGAATTGCGGAGAAATCCAAGACTAAACTCATGGCCGTCCACGACGAAAGGCTCCAAAAGGTCTTGGACAAGCTATCGAAAGATCTGGTTGAATATTTCGATTCTGGGTTTATTGTGGCCACATTTGAAGAGGGACAGGAAACAAAGAACGCCTTCATTAAGTTTGGCAATGACTACGCCATTGAAGGACTGGTCTCTAACATCCATGATATCCTTTACGGGCAATCGGAAGAAGATGACGATGATGATGATTTGGATGACGGGGATTTGAAGAAGGTCATTAAAGACTCTTAACAACCAACCACACACATCAACCACATGACTACAGTCTATATCTGTGGGCCTATGCGCTCAATTCCAAACCTCAACCACCCCGCTTTTTTTGAAGCCGAAGAAGCTTTGCTGAAGGCGGGACATAAAGTAATCAACCCCGCAAGAATGGATCAGGTTCTTGGGCTAGATCCCCACAACTCTCAGATGGACGGCAAGTTCATTGAGGAGGCGGCAAGGCGCGATATCGACGCCGTCTTTGAGTGCGACGAGTTGGTTCTCCTTCCGAAGTGGGAGAAGTCCAAGGGGGCAAGGGCGGAAGTTGCCGTGGCTCAATGGCTGGAAAAACCCTTGCGTCTTTACCCATCTATGGTTAAGTTGGAGAAAGAAGATGTGTGCGACATTGCCAAACGTCTTACTTCCTATGATCGCCAAACCGACTACGGAAGCCCGATTGAAGACTTTACCAAACAGGCTAAAATGTGGGGAGCCATCCTTGGGGTGAATGTGACTCCGCAACAAATCGCCATGTGCATGATCGCCGTCAAACTTTCCCGCCTCACCAACTCGCCCCGCCATCGTGACTCAGTCGCGGACATCTGCGGGTATGCGCGGTGTTTGGATCTCTGTAACCAAGCAACATCTCTATGAGCAAAAAAATAGCAGTCCTCTCGGACTTCCACTGCGGCCATCGTGTCGGGCTTACCCCTACAGGCTGGTTGCCCGAAAAAGATGAAAACGGGGAAATCCCGCTCTGGGCGCAAATCAACAAAGCCCACTGGACATGGTATGCCCGCGAGATTGCGCGTAATGGCCCCTACGACATCATTTTCGTCAACGGGGATCTGGTGGATGGCAAGGGCAAGAAAAGCGGGGCTACGGAGCTTCTAGCCCCCGATATGGAGGATCAGGCGGATATGGCCGTAAAGATCATCCGTCAAATCCCGAAAACAAAGAACTGCAAGATTTTAATCACCCGTGGAACTCCATTTCATGTATCCTCAAGTGATGGCGAAGACTGGGAGAACGTTATCGCAGAACGAGTGGGAGCCACTATCTCCGACCAACTCTGGATTGAAGTCGAAGGAATCGTCTTCGATCTCAAACACCACCCAGCAGGAAGCGGGAGTCTACCCCATACGCGCCATACAGCAGTGGCCAAGGACAGGCTGTGGAATGTGCTGCTGGCTGAAGATGGCGAGCAACACAAAGCCAACGTCATCCTGCGCTCCCATGTCCACTACCACAACTTCTGCGGAGGCCATGATTGGATTGCCATGACCACCCCAGCCCTTCAGGGCGCGGGGAGTAAATTCGGAGCCAGACGTTGTGTCGGCAAGGTGGATTTCGGCTTTATCACCTTCATCGTAGACAAAGGCACATTCTCATGGAAACAACACATAGCAAAGCTAATAGAACAAAAAAGCCCGCTCCTAAAATTGTAATCTCATCATGGGATAAGGTTTGGGAGTCCGTTGGCAGGGACGCCTCATTTACCACCATTGAGGCCATGAACGCCGAAGGATGGAAAACAGTCAGTCAGGTAATGGAGATTACCAGTCTCTCAAGCTCTCGCATCCGCAACATGGTTTGCGAGGGAAAGTTTGATCGCGAAAAGAAAAGGGTCAAAGATGGCGGGACAATTAAGACAATAAACTTTGTCAGGCCAAAAGCTACCACTTCCCAATAGGGCAGGTTTGTGTTCTCCAAGCTGTTTTTATTAAAAGAAAACACCCGCATTTTTTACATCTTTTTGAAGAGTTATCAAAGAAAACGCAAGACTCGCAAATTTTCATTCTTTTTTCTTTTTCTTCTTTGGAAATAGATTTATCTCCACGAACAAAAGAAATAAGTTCTTTTATAGAGGCGTCAGCAAAATTAGACGTTAGTTTTAAAACATTTGGATCTTTTGTGTTTTTTTCATCAAAGGCATTGTCATGTTTATAATTGTTTTCGTAACAAGAAAATGTTTGCCACTTATTTTTCGGACAACGAGAACATCCATCATTGAAATCTACATTACACGAACAATCACCGCATTTTAATTTCCTGTAACGAAATACTTCATTTGGAACTTTTTCTTTTTGTGCGTTTTGCATAATTTTTATTATGAATTTGGAGGCATGTTTGTTCCCCATTCTGGTTCATAATCTTTAACAAAAGAATATTTGTATTCAAAATAAGCTGTTGCTATTCCTCCTATAAAGGGCGGCCCATCTGTTATCCGTGGCAAGCTTGATCCCCAAGATGTTTCTTCTGAATCTCCAAGATCTTCTGAAGCTGTTTCATTAAGGGCTGTTGCCCATTCCGCAAAAGCCTCTAACGAATCTTCATTCGGCAAAAAGTTTGTTTCAAATTCTATAAACTCACTATCTTCATTTTCAATAAGATTATCTGGATCGTTGAAAATTTTATTTTCATCTTCAAAACATGGGTTTCCAGTCCCGATCCATTCGTATGTATAGGGTATATCTTCATATGTTATTACTTCTGGGCCATAAATGGGTTCTGTTTTTGAAACAATATTGCGTCTTACTATTCTTTTACGAAACCATATTTTTAAATAACATGATATTGTTGGCTGGTGATTTTTTATTCTAAAACGAGAAATGGTTTTTGTCCTGTTATTTCCATAAACAGAAACAGAATGAGAGCTACCAATAGAGAGCGGGGGCGAGCTTTCCCATTCAGTAAAATCAAGAGCACAGGTATTAACTGGATTGCTATATACTTTCACAGCTGGGCGAGACAGCCCTACGCAACAAGATGTTCCCCCTACAAATGAAGCTTCACAGCAAGGAGAAGGAAAACTCTCACTGGGATAGCAAGGATTGCAGCTTGAACCAAAATCGCATTCATAAATAAACTGTTTTATATGACCTTGAAAACATTCTTCCGTAAATTTTAATCGAGGCGCATAATTGTCTATTAATTTACTAGAACTGTATATTAATTCCGATATTGGTGCTACATTATAATTGATAGAAAATGTTCCACCTTTTGCACAATCGGTTTCTTCTCTGGTAAAAGTAGTATTTGTGCCACCGCCTCCAACGCCGCATCCAGAACAAATACCAACCCTACCCTCAATTTCAAATTCTATTACTGGCGTAAGATACTCGCAACAAGTTCCACAAATTATCATAATGTTTAACCTCTATCAAAAAACACACTATATTTCGGTGGCTCTGCTGCAAACCAATTTCGACATACCGCCACAGAAACAGATCCACAGCCATAATTTGTAAATTGTGGCTTGTTACCAGAAAATGAATAATATCCAAGTCCATAGTAAAAATTTGTATTTGTATTTTGTGGAATAGATCCTCCATTTTGAACATCTACACTGACAATGCTTCCGCTTGTTTCATTAATTACAATTAATGCCCACACATATCCAGATCCGCTGCTGGCAATAAATTTTCCTTTTATTGGATCAAAGCCCGAAGGAATTTCTTGAGCAATTTGTCCAGCCCCAATCCATATTTGATTTATTCTATTGTCAGGCGGGCCAGTTTGATTCAGATAAAGCCCAAGTCCACAATAGTCAAATTGTATATAATTAACAAGTCCAACCTCCTGCATTTCTTCTTCTGTTAAAACCTGTCCCTCAATGGCAAAACCAACCATTTCCCCTTCATACCTTCCAGTGGTTGTATAATTAAATTTTGGAAAATTGTTGGTTTCAATTGGTCGAAATCTGCTTTGTTGATCAGAAAAGATGGGGCCACTTCTTCTTTGTCCAGTAATTTGGGTTTCAAGTCTTCTGGTTTGATTTTCAGATGATTTTATATTTTGATAGCTCATATGTGCTATAAGGTAACAATAGTTGCCTCTACTTTGACAAGACCAAAACGATACAACTGTGTATTTACAGAATACAAAAATCTACCACTAGGAATAAATTCATATGGCGGGGTTCTTGGTATTGGGTTGGCCCCTTCAATTCTATACTTTGCTTCTGCTTTTACTTTAACTTCTGTACTTACGTCTGGCCCTTCGGCTTTGGCATTTTTTTCAACGACAAAATTACCACTTGTTTTAGCAAGGGACACATCAGTATTAATACAAAAAGGCAGTGTAACAGTTTGTATTCTCACGTTTTTTTCTGAAGATATGCTTTCACTTTTATTGTCTGGCAAAGAAACGGACGCGCTTCCAACAACCCTTTCGGATTCAACAATAATATTAAAACTTTGGGATTGAGGGCGAAACAATGGAAATGGGTTCGATTGTGTTCTTTCAATAATAGTTCCTACAGGAATAGTGACAGGCGGCTTGTTAATGAATCCAGTGTCAATTGTCTTGAATCCCAGCGCCGTAGAATCTTCTGGGTCAATGAAAAATATATGTTTAGAAGCTGGATATGACCCAGAGGCACCGCTCGATATTTTGGGACGAACCGCAATTTCCCAATCAGCAGATGCGGTGCATTGCGCCTGAGAAGAGTTGCCAGTGGCTGTAGAGTTTTGCCCTCCTTCAATTTGCTCCACTGTAATCTCTATTGATTCCAAAACATCTGGAAGATTAATACTTACAACATCATCTGTGATTACTTCATATTTTAAATATTCTTTTTTTGCTGCTTGAATGTCTATTGTTCTTTTTTGTGAATGGAAAACGTCTCTTGGTGTGATGCTTGATCCTATTTCACCCTCTTCTCCAGCCTCAACAAACTGTTGTGTAAAAGGAATCTGTATAGACGTAACTTCATCATAATCTTCCCCAGCAAGTGCGGGAGGTGCCGCTAAGACCAATTCCCTTGAGACGGTTGCTCCTCCGCCTATTGATGTTTCTTCTGCCGATATTGTTCCAAAGCTTGGTGCAATTGGACTGTTTAATTTTTGGGTAAGATTGGCAAGCCCGCCGCCAAGCTCTTGAGTGAAAACCTTGGTTGTTACCGTTTGTCCAGAAACATCAATTCCTGTTCTTGATCTTCTTACTTTGTTTTCAGTTATCCTTTGAGCAGAGGTTTCAACAATACCATATCCATTTTCAGAAAGTTCTTCTGGCTCATCGTTTGTCCCCTCTTCAATTCTTGTAAACGTATTTTGTCCGTCAACAAAGGCTTGTGGGATTTGTGCTCCTTGTCTTCGGGTTCTTGTGGTTTCTGGAAAAACCGAATCAACAACACCGACTTCCTTGACATATTTACCGCCACCTATGGCTTGCGTTCTGGCAAATTCAGTTTTGGCGGAAGGTTCTACTTCGGGATCGTCAACAATAGAAGATGTTACCGTTATCCTTTGATTAAAGTTGTTGGTTTGTTGTTCCGTGAGAGATGTTGTGCCCTCTTGTTCTCTTTGGGTTTGACGGCGCAAAAACGCATTGACTCTTTGTGACGAGGATTGGACAACCCCGAATCCATCCGAGCCAACTTCCTCGGGTTCTTCAGTTGTTCCCTCTTCAATAAAGTTTGTTTCGGTTATCTTTCCATCAAGGAATTTGGCTGGAATTTGAGCAGCTTGAGTGAAGGTTCTTTGCTTGGAATTAAAAACCTCTTCAACTTTTCCAATTTCCTTGAGAAACTTACCGCCTCCGATGGCCTGAGTTCTGGCAATCTCAACTTTGGCACCAGTTTCAATTGATGAATCATCAGATATTTCGGATTCAATGGTTATCTCTTGGCCGCTGTTGCTGAGTTGTTTTTCGGTTGTGGAGGTTGTTCCATCAACCGTTCTCGTTGTTTTTCTGACAGTAAATGCCGTTACTCGCTGGGCTGTAGATTGGACAATGCCAGTTCCGTTATCGCCCAATTCTTCAGGTTCGGCATTCTTGGACTCTTCAATAAAAGACTCTTCTTCGGTCTCTCCAGTGACAAACTTTGCTGGAAGCTGAAATGCCTGCTGGCGCGTCAGGGTTCTTGCATTAAAGACTTCAGATTTCTCAAGTTCTGTTTTGATTGTCTTCCCACCACCGATGGCCTCAACCTGACCGCTCGTTGTTGCGCTTGGTGCTATTGATTGCGTTCCATCTTGAAGGCTTCTTGTGACGGTTACCTTAATCCCGTCTTGGTCTATTTGCTCGCCCTCAAGTGTAACCCCGCCAATAATGTCTCTTGTGGCCGTTCTGGTGCGTTTAAGGAATTCTGTGACCTGTTGTTCTGACTTGGATATTTCATCATCTGCAAGGCTGACTTCTTGTACATCACCCTCCTCGGTAAACTCTTCAATGGTAACGGGTTTTTCGGCGCGGAATTCAACGGGGATATTGTCTGGTTTTTCTTGGGAAAAAGATTTTCCTTCAAAGAATTTTTCCTTGGTGTCTTCAGTTTTGAGCGTGTATCCATCTCCCAAGGCCTCCACACTTCCGCTTACCGTGGCGCTAGGTGTAATAGTTTGACCTCCCTTGGCAACCGTTCTGGTGCGAGTTACTTTGATTTGATCATTGTCAACCAGTTCGCCTGTAAGTTTTGGATAGTCATCAGAGGGTCTGGTAACCTTGGTCTCGCGAATCTTGTGTTCGGTAACCCTTTGAATGGTTTTGGAAAGCTCTTCCTGAGAAAGGCTCGGCAGGCTAATGGCCTGCCCCGTCTTTATTTCTGAGATTGTTCTGTTTTGCAGTGAAGCCCGAAATTCAGGAGGAATAACTTCTGGCTTCTCCAAGGACTCTTGTTTTCCGTCAAACACCTCATCAACCCTGACTTCTGTTTTGACCGTGCGCCCATCACCAAGTTCTTCCACGTTACCATCAATAACTGTAGCTGATGGGACAAGTGTTTGCGCTGATTTTGAAAGCGTGATTGTCCTAGTGGCAAGCTGGCCTTCTGGCGTAATTACAGATTCATCCAGTGTATCACTAATCTCCGTGGTTCTGGTGTTTGTAGTAACCCTCTTTACAAATTCATTGATCTGTTGTTCCGACTTTAAAAATTGATTTTCACCAAGAGTTGGTTGCGCGGCTGTTCCTTCAATGTTTTCTTCGGTGGTTAAATCAGACTGTTTAGCTCTGAACTTTTGCGGGGTAAGATCTGCTTTTTCGGCGCGGAATGTTTTGGCGGAAAATACTTTTGGGCTTTCGGTGACGCGAACCACATACGTCCCATCCCCAAGGGCTTCTGATTCAACTGTTTTTTTTGATGTTGGTACTGCCGTAGTATCTCCATTCTGTAGAGTTTCGGTAACGGTGGCCAGCAACCCTTCATTGGTTGTTAGCTTTTGAGTCAGTGACTTAGGAAGCTGGGCGGCATCTCTGGCCGTAGTAGATATCCGTTTAACGAACTGGTTGACCTGTTGTTCGCTCTTGACAATTTCTCCTGCAACTAAAGTGGGTTCTTCGGCTTCACCTTCCAAGTTTTCTTGGCGGGTCAACGAGGGAATGGCTGTGCGGAACTTGGGAGGAACGGGGTCTGGTCGTTCTTTGGAAAATGTGATGGCCGAAAACACCTCATCCACTTGCGTCTTAGTAATGACGTAGTTCCCATCACCCAAAGCTTCAGATTCAACGGTCTTGGTGGCTGTCGGGGTTTCGTCGGTGTTGCCTAGCTGAAGAGTCTCGGTGACAGTGACTTCCTGTCTTTCGTTGTTGGTGGACTTTCCCGTAAGTGTTTGAGGTAGAACAGCTTGATCTCGCGAAGTAGAAGACACGCGCTTGATAAACTTATTACGTTGTTCCTCGCTCTTAGAGAGTTCTCCTTCGTCTAGGCTGACATTGGGGTCAGCATCGCCTTCGACAATTTCTTGAGAAGATTGAATCGGAACAGCTACGCGAAACTTTTGCGGAATGGGGTCGGGACGTTCTACAGAAAACGTATTGGCCTTGAAGATTTCGGGAGTGTCAACAATCCGCTCAACCAAGGATTCGGCATCCTCGCGAGAAACCTCTACTGTGCGCGTGGCGGTGGGATTGGGCGGAATATAGTTTAGTGCCCCCCTGCGCTGAGTTGTTACGGTAATTAACTGACCATCATTGTCTGTGGCCCTTCCGATCAATTGGGGGCCATCTACCTTGTAGGTTTGGACAATCTTGACTGAAAGAAATTCGTTGTATGGTTCGTAACTGGTTTGAGTAATAACTCCGTTGACATTCTCTAAAGAGCCAACCTCTTCTCCTGTGGGGACAAAAAGTTGGCGGCGTTCTTGGACTGCCCCGCGAGAGGCATCGTAAAAATCCCGATCCTTGATAGGAAAAAGAGAATTGCCATCTTCGTCAACTTTGATTGACCAAGTCTCTTCAATCTCTAAAGAAACAATGGCAGAGCCTTCGCGTCCCTCATAAGATATCTTCCTATCAGAAGCCAAATCAGCTTGTTGTCCCTCGTTTTTAACTGCCCTGCGCCGACCTTGAATCGGGCCTAAATCATCATCATAGCGGGTAAATGGAACCCAAGGGGCGGGTAAAATCTCATAGATATGGGTGACAATCTGATCTCCAGAAGAAGGTTGAGCACCAGTAAAAACATGGTTGGGGTAGCGTTTTGAATCAGGATGCGGGCTTAGATCTTCTGGAACTTTGTAGCCAGCAACCCTTGGATCAAGGCGTATTGCGACTACTGGATAATCACGGTCATTGGCCGCATATGAAGCGACATAGAAACGATTTAGCGGTGGATAATCAGCCATGGAGAATCCCGAAAATCTAACTCAAAAAGAAGGTGGCGGCAAGATGATTTTTTGCTTGCATGATTCCGTGTCTTTGCTAGATTGCAGATTGGAGGGCATTCGTCTTCCAGTTATCATGTGTGTGGGGCGGGGTCGGGGGCTTGAAATCCTCGGCCCCGCTTTTTTTTGAACGCTTGACAAGATCGGTTGTCGGATATAACGAACACATCTACCTATATGGCATATCAATCAAACCAACCCAAAGCACCAGTCCTATCACATTTTACTTTGGCCAAAAATGGGCCGAAGCTCGTATCAGTTAAATCGCCCCCTAAATGGGTGAAGAACAATTCGTTGTGCGTTATCGAATTGATTGTTGATGGCGTAGCCCATGTGTATTTTACTGAGAATAAGGACATTGCATCGAAATTCCAACAATATGTCGGTAAGTCGGTAGTCATTATTGCCTCTGGCAATTCCAAACAGAAGACCGATTCCATGGAGATCCAGCCTGCTGGGGTGCCCGCTTCCAGCTTGCCCGCAGCCCAGAGTGCCCCGCAATCGCTCCAGAAGCCCGTAGAAAAGGTTATTACAGCCCCATCCCATCCAGACAAGGATGCCAAGCAATTCCTCTGTCAGGCGGCAAATCTGATGCGTTTGTGCGTCAAGAAGGCCAATGACATTGCGGTGGAGTTGAACCTTCCCGAACAGCACCGTCAGGGGATAGCAACGACGATGTTTATCCAAGCGGATAGACAGGGCTTCATTCAAGTTATGCCGATCACTGCGTACACCCCCGAACAACTTGGTTTCGGTGCGAGCAAGGCCGAATCCCTCAAAAACCCCGAACCAAACAATGACTGATGAGCGAGAGCGCGGAGATTCCAGCCGAAACCACGGCATCGAAATTCTGTCGCATGATAAGGGATCATTCCTCGTTCAAAGTCGGACGAATCGCGAAGACTACTACATGGTGGAGTTCACTACCGATGAAGCGGGAGACATCACAGGATGTTCCTGCACTTGTTCAGGCTATCACTTCCGCAAAGAGTGCTTCCACATCCGATACCTTTGTAAACTCTTGGGCGTCGAAACGCCGAAGTCAACAACAAACAACCAACTAGAAATAGCAGCATAGTATATGAAGAAATCCAAAGCAGAAAAGAAAATCGGAAAAGTCATGGGCGAATATAAAGCTGGCAAACTCAAAAGTAGTTCGGGCCAGAAAGTCACCTCGCGCAAGCAGGCCCAAGCAATTGCCTTGAGTTCTGCTGGTATGAGCAAGAAGAATAAAAAGAAATAACTAGCGTTTGCTGAATGCTAAAAGTTCCAACCTTTGGTGTTCAGCATTGCTCAAAACTTGCAAGTTCTCAATCCTGTTGTCCATTCCATCTCCGTTGATATGATGAACATGCTCCCATCTTTCCAGCTTTCTTCCAAGATGAAGTTGCATAATGTGGCGATGTTCTCTAATTTGTTTGCCATCAACAACTATCGATTTGTATTTCCTTGGAGCGCACTTTCCAGCGCGAGCAATAACAGGACTGGCAAGTTGAGCCCTTTTTGTGATCTCTGGATGAGCCAATACGATGCAACGGCGCGAGCAATACAATGCAGTCTTAAGCCTGTATTTCGGCGCATAAAAAGATTTGCCACAAATTTTGCATTCCAACGTTTTTCCGTTTCGGCGTTTAAGGCCGCGCTGTTTTCCAAATCTTTTGGCAATGTCGTAAGACTGGCAACTCCGACAGCAATACTTGTGGCTGGTTCGTCTTGGTTTAAATTCGTTTTTGCAATGAGGACATTCTTTAAGTTTCATACTGGACATCATAGCTATTGCGATGTCTGAGTCAAATAAAAAGTGAGATATTTTCTTTGAACGAATCAACCACACATCTGTCAAAGCACACATGATCACACATACAGCCAAAATGCCAATCTTTGGTCGAGGCGTTCCAGAGATGGAAGAAAAAAGACTCGCCAATCTTAGGATAGCCAATGCCAAACCAAGGTCTCCAGAACACGTTGCTAAACTGAAAGCGGCTTTCAAAACAAGCTGGGCTTCTGGCAAGCGAAAAAAACAGTCTCCTGAAGCTTGGAAAAAACGGGCTGAAAGCGTCAGAAAAACCTATGCTCTTGGTAATTATAAAAAGCGGAGCTTTGAAGAAATGAGCAAGATTGGCAAGGAGAACAGAAAAAACGTTGATTATGGCAAGCTCTGTCTAGCCAATCGCATACTTGCAGAGAAACGGCGCGGAACAGAAATGCCAAAAACAAACAAAAGTGGATTACCGTCTAGGGGGTGCAAATCGCCCAATCATTGGAAATCAAAATATTGGAGCGTTGAGAGGCATGACGGGATTGTTCTTGAGGGAAAGAATCTCAACGATCTTATAAGAAAGAATTCACATTATTTTAATCCAGAGGATGTGGAATGGAAAAAATCTGCTTGCCGCGCATCGGCTGGATTGCGTCAGCTTTTTGCTGGGCGTGTCAATGGCCCCAAAATTTGGAAGGGTTGGAGCGCAAGATATCTTCCGTAAGAATATAACAATGCAAATCACCAACAATTTTTCGCTTCCGCAACCCTTTGTTGACCTAGTCAGCGAGTCTTCGTATTCGTCAGGGGAGGCGGACATCACTACAACCAGCCTCTTCCAGCCTCCGAAGATTCGGGAGTTGATGCGGCGTCATGCCGATACCATCACCGAGGACGCTTCGGATCGCGTATGGACAATGCTTGGAACAGCCAATCACTACGTTCTGGAACAGATCGCCAAGCGCAACCCCGAACGCTACGTCTGCGAGGAGAGGTTCTATATGGATGTTGACGGGGTGAAGCTTGGTGGGCAAATCGACCTCTATGACAAACAGGATCAAGTCCTTTATGACTATAAGGTAAGCAGTGTCTACAAGGCTATGAGCGATGATCGCTTTGAGTGGACGGCGCAGGCGGCGGTCAACCGACTCCTACTGGAACACAGCGGACATCCAGTAAAACGCGCAGCCATCATCTTAGTAATGAAAGATTGGAGAATGCGGGACTCCAAGATTAAAGCTGACTATCCAAAATGTGCAATTGTGGAAATTAGGTTGGATGCATGGAAGCCCGAAGAAACGTTTGCATATATCAAAAGTCGGATTAATCTCCACCAGCAAGCAAAAGACCTTCCCGATGACCAGATACCGATCTGCACCGAATCCGAACGCTGGCGCGTCCCAGACCTCTATGCCGTCCTCCCGAAAAAAGGAGCAAAGCGAGCGGTTAACAATGGGACTTACGAAGACCGACTACAGGCTGAGTCTCACGCCAAGAGTATCGGAGGTATTGTTGAGGAACGGCTTGGGGAAGATAAACGTTGCGCGGACTACTGCCGTGTTAGAGGCCATTGCAACTACTGGAGAAACCTAAAAAAATGAAAAAGAAATTCAGCAAAACTGTGACCAACCCCGACACGGGGCGTAAAAAAACCGTTAAATACGGACAAAGCGGAAGCAAGATTGGGCCCATTGGTAGTGATCGCGCCGATGCCTACTGTGCCCGTAGTAACAAAATCAAGGGAGATTGGCGCAAAGACCGCAACTCCCCCAACAGCCTTTCCCGCAAAAAGTGGGGATGCAGTGGAAGCAAATCAGTAAAGAAAGGAAAATAATACTATGAAAAAACGAGGACTATACGACAATATCAATGCAAGGAAAAAGGCTGGCACCAGCCGCCCAAAATCCAAATCCACCATCGATCCCAAGGTCTACAAGAAAATGAAGGCCAAGAGGGGTGGATTCAAAGAGAAATAGGCTTTCACGCCATTACCCCGAAAAGATCTCAAAAGAACATTATTAAGAAATCATATGAAACCACATCCAGACGATAGCATCTTCAAGGTCAAAGACTTCATCAACGAACTCTCGCGGGTTCAAGATGCCTATTTTGAGTCCTTGTGCTTTGAGCTTGGATTAGATAGCGAAGATCGACTCAGAGATCATCTATTCGACTATATCTATAACGAAGAACAGCTAATTACCTTCGGAGAATATCTAGATAAGTTGGGTCAGGGAGATCTTTGGGACGGGTTGTGACCCTCAACATATTTACAATTGTTCTTGATGGTTCTCCGTGGATCGGGGCGCAGTTTGCTGAGTTGTGTCGATTAAAGGATGCGGACTGGCATTGGTCGATTGTTGAGGGGGCGGCGATGCCTGTAAAAGATACGGGCTGGATGGGCAATCAGAGTGGGAAAGTTTCCCATGATGGCACCCATCAATTCCTGCAAGCCCTAGCGACTCATCCCCGAGTCACGGTTAACTCCAAAGCGGAATGGGGCGGAAAGACAGAGATGATTAATGCTGCATTGACTGCATTTAAGAAAGACGGCGTCTTACTTCAAATGGATAGTGATGAGTTGTGGACTGAGGAACAAATGCGGAGATTGGTCGAGCTATTCGCCGCAAACCCCGAAGCAAATACCGCTCAGTTTGAAATGGATTATATGCTTGGCCCTAACGTAAAGTCCACATCTACAGATGGTTATGGCAATAGGAAGAATGAGTGGGTTCGGGCTTGGAGGTATAGTGTCGGGCTTTGGATGGAGCGCCATGAACCTCCCGTATTCAATGGCAATCGTGGACAACTACTGGATCGCAGTAAGACCTTAATGACTGTCGGCAAGATCCTGCACATGGCATGGGTGACCCCGCAACAGGTGGCTCAGAAGCAACGTATATACAAAGGTGGATACGAGAATGCCTGTGAAGATTGGGAGAGACTACAAAATAATACGGAGTGGCCCGTAAAGGATCTTAAACAGTTTTTGCCTTGGGTGGGAAATAATGCTTCCGCCGATCTTCTTTTTAGGGTATAAGTTCTCAAATGGCCGAGAAAGTAAAGATCAAAACAAAATACGGAACCATCTCTGCTACACCAGAACAGGCTAAAAATTGGAAAGCTAGAGAAGAAGGGGATAGGGTTAAAAAAGAACGGATCTCTGCCGTTAAGGAAAATGCGCGTTCCTTAAATCGATATCGTCAACAGGCTCAAACATACAAGCAGCAAACAAAGGCTAGGGAACGGCGAGCCGCAGGCGGATATGATGCCACCCCAACTAACATGTATGGACAGCCAATTGAGTCTTTTTGGCAATCTGCCCCAACAATGCCAGAAATGAGGCCAGTTCCTCAAATGCCAGAAGCTCCAACATTTCCTGCTGAAGCTTCATATCGTCCTCCGAATCCTCTTGTTAATTCAATGTTATATCCAAAAACAAATAACTATGGAACAATGGATGCGTGGCTTGGAAATTCGCGTTATGGCCCATTTGACTCTAGCTCTTGGTCGGACACAAGTTATATAACACAACATCCAGTAGATGACGAATATCAAAATATCGAAAAAGAAAAAATGTATCGAAATTTGCCTTACGACGAAAACATGGTAAGATCTATAGGAATTCCAATGGGCTATAGTAAGTCTCTTCCAGAATTTTCTAATCGTTTTGGCGCAAGTTTGTATACAGTTCCTGCTGGATTAAGGGCATTAACAAGAAATCCATACCTGAATTACTATTGACCTTCTCTTTGGAGGGTGGTAGCTTTGCGGGCAACTATGTCCTCATTGACCCTTGGCCTTGCCGTAGAAAGACTTCCTACCTCCGTAGTTCCCCAGCCCGATCCTCCCGATCTGGAGGGTTTTGACGCACAGGCAGAACTCCGTAGCAATATCAATCGTGTTCTAGAGCGATTCCATGCCGAGGGCAAATGGGAGGGGCTTATTGCTCAAGCCACAGTTACGGCCTACGAGGACGCCAATGACAATAAGTTCATTACTCTCCCTCGCCATTTAGAGACCTGTATTCGTGCAGGAAAATCAGGGTATAAGACTATCGCAGTTCAGAGTGAGTGGTATCAGTATTTGCCCCAAGGGCGCGGCATTCGTAAGACTGACGAGAAATACTATGGCCCGATCCAAGATATGGGTGAAGGCTTTGTTACCTTTCGGGACATTGAGACCGCATCACAACTTACCCTATCTAGCAGCGAGACCGAATGTGCAGGAAGCTACATTTGGATTCGCGGAAAGGACTCAAATGGGAATAAAATTTATTCTACAGTGGATGGAGAACGAGTGGAGGGAATTCGTCTTGACCTTGGAGACGGAACACAAACCACATCTCAGACATTCAAAGAGATCTATTCTGTCGAGAAAACCCCTACCACGGGCGTTATCTCCCTATCAGCGGGAGCTACCACATTGGCCAAGTATGAGTCGGGCGAGCGGGCAATAAGCTACCGCCGCTATCTGGTGGATCGCAATTGGGATAGCGTCCAAGGCATCTTCAAGCGCAAGCATTGCTGGGCAATCAGCGACAACGACCCGCTTTATCCTGATTCCCTTGAGGCTATCAAGTTGGGTCTTATGGCCCTGAACGCCGAAGAAAAATCTGACGTTGAGCGCGGACAATATTATATGGATAGAGCTATTTTGCTTCTCAATGCAGAACTAAAAGAGTATAACGCAGGGCAAGAAGGAGTTATGCAAATAGCCCCTTGGCTTACCCGCCGACTCGTAAACATGACTTAATACTATGGCATACGCATCAACATCAACAACCATGGCAAGCCCGTTTGAGCAAATGCAACGTCAGGCCATGGAGGGTTTGTATGGCATGGGACTTACTGGAGAAATGGATATCAATGAGATTCGTCGCAGGCAAAGAGAAATAGAGCAATTTAGCAGGCGGGCTGGTCGCGGGCAGCTTGGCCGCATGTTTGGTGGTTCTATGTTCGACGCCCCAACATCTACATCTACATTTAATGACGGTAGTTATTCTGGGTCTATGGGATCTCCGTCTATGCCCTACTCTTCAACTATGATGGGAGGATCATCAATGATGGGAAAGCGTCCAACATCTTCTTTTGGTGGGTCTTCTACAGGGAACCCCTATTCTTCTACTTCTAATTGGTCTTCGATGGGGGCAGCGCCAAGGTTCCCGTATGGCGGAATGATGTATTAATCCAATGGCCTTATTCTCAGACAATCCATTTGTTGGTGTTTTTCGGGCTCAGAAAAGGCGCGAGGAGGAAGACGCTATGGCCCAGCAACAGGCAAAGCAACAGGCAAAGGCAGAACGGGCGCAGCAAGCACAGCAACTTGCAGGAAAAAGACTAGAGCAGCTACAATCTATTCCTTCCGATATTCGCGGCCTTGAGGCTATGCGTAGATCTAATGTCGCTTACGGTTTTGGATTGGGTGGATCAACTCCTTGGACATATAAAACAACCACAAATCCTCAAACTGGAGCGATTACAAGAGTTCCAACACTTAAACAAGGATATACACAAGTTGGACAGGGAGCGTCATTGGATAGTCGCCCAATTATGGCGAAAGGCCCAACACTTGCGCCAGCGGGGAAGAAAGTTGGAGTAATGGGCGCTGGGACAGCGTTCAAGCAGGAGTACAGAGGAATAAGAGAGGGGCTTGAGCGCGGCGGGGCGACTGTTATTGAGGGGCCAGAGAAGTTCGTTCGCGGAAAAGGAACCAGTCAAAAAGATAGAGCAAGTCAATTTTATTCCGAGGTAACAGGAAGACCAATGGGATCATTGATGGGGCGTGGGGCCTATGGTGGATTTGGCAAGGGAGCACAACCGCAACCAACACAACTTTCTCAAGGATTTGGCAATCTTTCTCCAAGACAATATCCCGCGCTAACAGAAGCCACAAAAATCACACAAGGAGAAATGGGTGTTTCTGGAAATCCGATTGGTTTTACTGGATTTGGTCAAGCCGCCAGAACACAAGCCGCCGAACAAACTGTATCACCAATTGGAGAAGGTTTTGGATCAATCGGAAGCAATCTTTTCGGAGCGCCAAGATACCCGTTTGCTGGTTCTAGATCGGCTTTTGAGCGCGGAGCAGAATATACCACACTCGGAGTTCCCAGATTTCCTTTTGCTGGATATTAATCAATGAATGATATAGCCAAAAAAAACGCTCAAGAAATGCTTAGAAGGGCTGAGAGTTCTCCTCGCAGGCAATGGGGGTGGGGAACTCCAGAAATTGGAACTACTTCTCCAGAAGAAAGGGAGGCTTACGAATATCTAGAAAAGAAACCTCTGGTAGAGTCTGGTCAATTATCGCCCGCTGAATTGCCAGAGCAATACGGTGGTCGCCCACAAGGAACTACCCGCAGGGCTATTAGGTCACAAGTTGCTTGGGATGCGGGGTATGCTGCTGAGTTGGAACGACAGAGGCAAATAAGAGAGATGGAGATGGAACAAAAAAGATTCAATCTTCAACTTGATCAAGAGAAAAGGATGCAGGGTCAATACCAACTTGAATTGGATGCGGCATTGAAACGCAGCGCCAGAGAAAACCGAATTCAAGATGAAGCAAGGGCAATTCAAGATTCTATTATTGGTGGAAAGTATCTTGGAGATCAGGATGGAGTTCCGCAATTTTCACAACCAATTAGGCCAGATGATGATGATGCGGTTGATCGGCTTAGAGAGATAGCAAGAAACCGACTTGGAATGGAAAATCCCGCAGCACTGGCGATGTGGAAAGATTTGTATGAAGACGCCCAAAAATATCAAGAGGCAAAAGCAGAAAGCGCCATTGAGACACGCGACAAAAACCTTTCATTTATTGTAGATCAACAGAAAGAAGCGTCCTCTCTTGGTGTTGATGTTTCTCCGTATTTTACTCAGGATGAACAAACTGGAGAGGTGACCGCCGTGGATCAGATTGGACTTTCAGAGGCCATTGGAAAAGCAAAGAAAGAAGATATCGAAAGAAAGAAGCAAGAGATTGTTGGATCAAAACTTGATGAAGAAAGCCGCAAGCAGGCTGTTTCAATCATTGGTCAGATTGAAGATACGGATAAGCTAATCCGAGAGGCAAATTTTAAGGCACAAAGAGAGACCAGCAAAAAGATTATAGATGAGTATTTGTCTCAATCTGAATTTCTTAGAAGTGAGCGGGCATTGCTTGAACAAAGATTTAATAATGTTGTTCCTCAAAAACAACAGACACAACAGGCACCGCAGGCACAGCCACAAAAAGAACTTAGCCAACAAGACCAAGCTGCGCTAAACTGGGCCAATGCAAACCCAGACGATCCTAGAGCAAAAAAAATTAAAGACAAACTTGGAGTTCAATAATGGCCTTTGATCCAGATGAATATCTGAACGAGAAAGGCTCGCCATTTACCGCCACAACGGAATTTGATCCAGATGCCTATCTCAGTGAGTTGGACTCAGAAAAAGAAACTGAGTTTGATCCTGATGCCTATTTAGAAGAACCTTCTCCTGTTGCTGGTCTCAGGGTTCCAGAGGCTCCCCCAATAGTTGAGCGTCCAGTAGAGAAAACTGAAGAGGGGATTCTTCGCAAGGCGGCAGATGTTCCCGTTCGCTTTCTTGGCGGAACGGCTGGCGTCCTTAAATCTGTTGCCGATGTTTTCGGGGCAGACAGTCCAGCTTCTCAGGACTTTGCCGAAAGACAGAGGTTTTTCCAGAACCTTGTTTCTGAAAGCGGAAAAGAAAAAGACAAGCGAGCGGCAGAGATTATCAAATCTACAGAAGACGCTGGTCTTTGGGAGCGGGCAAAGTCGGCAGGAAAAGCATTTCTTGAATCCCCTAGCTCTATGCTTGCCACTGGTGCTGGGAGCTTGGCTCCCTTTATTGCTACTGCTGGAGTTGGAACAGCAGCAAGATTAGGAGCGGCTGGTGTTCGCGGACTTCAAGTTGCGGCTGGTGCTATTTCTGGTGCTGGAACGGTTAAGGGGGAAATTTACGATGCAGTAAAACAAGCAGCTATTGATGCTGGAAAGACCCCAGAAGAGGCCGAAACACTCGCTTCCGAAGCTCAATCTTATGGCGAAAACCCAGAACAGATTTTAGCTGGCGGGGCTATTGGAGCACTAGCCGCATCTACTGGTATTGAAGCCACTGCTGGTAGGGCTATTTCTGGAGCGGCAAGAAAGCTGGCCACTGGAGCGCAAATCGTCGGTAAAAACGTAGCACAAGAGGTTGTTACAGAAGTTCCGCAAGAAGCCCAAACCGCACTTGCTAAAAACTTTGCTTTGCAAAAAGCAGGATTTGATGTGCCTACACTTCAGGGTGTGGTCGAGGCGGGAACTACGGCTGGTATTGTGGCGGCAGCATTGGGTGGTGCGGCTGGAGGGATTGATGCCATAGCAGCAGCGTCCGAAAACGCACAAAAAGTTAAACTGGCCGTTAACACACAGAGTGCAGCACAGCAAGTTAGCGATGTGGCCCCGTTTACGGCTTCTGTTGTTTCAGACCAAGCGGAAGTTGTTGGACGCGAAGGTGCAGAAGATCTTCAGACGGAAGCCGATCAAAAGATTACTGAAATTACTCAAGAAACCCCCGAACAGCGAGTAGCCCGTCTCCAAGAAGAAGCTGCCGCAGCAGCAGGAATAGAACTAGAAGAAGAGGGAGTCGGGGTCGAGCCGCCTGTTGCCGTCACTCCTCCCGTAGCCCCCACTCCCGAAGGCGCAGTAGCCCCTGTAGAGCCAGTAGTTGAGCCAATAGTAGCAGAGCCGCAGCCAGAGCCAGAAACGCTCGTCTCGCCCGATGTGGTGGCAGAAACTGTCTCGCCGCAAGCCGTAGTCCCAGAGACCGAGCCAGCCGACATCCCCGACACCAGAGGACAGGGCAAACAATTTCATGGAGCCAGAGGGCCGATAGAAGGACTCACCGAAGGCTACTATAGTTCCGACAATATCTACGGAGGAGAGTCTACTTTCTACACAACGGATGCGGTGGACATTGCGGCGGGCTACCAGCGCAAAAAGCCCAATGCCGTCATCTACCAAACAACCGAGAAAAAACCAGTTAACTTCTTTGACATGGAAGAGCGGCGTCCCGCCTCTGAATGGGAACAGATGTTCGCGCCCACTGAGGCTACTGGAATTCCGTCAGAAGGGTTTGTTCCATTTGGCATAGAGTTGGCTGCTGAAAAAGCAAACGGCACCCCGAACCTCCGCGAGGTCATGGACGAGATGAGGGCTGAATCCGCGAATGAAGGCTACTCGCGGGATACGCTTCAAGAGTTTTTTGCAGGGATGACGGGGACGCTGGAAAAGATGGGCTTTGGTGGAATGCAGCATATCGGTGGACTCCAAACCAACAGACCGCAACACAATGTAAAGATCTACTTCAAGCCATCCGAGCAGCTAGACATTACGCCCGTGGATGTGCGCGGCAATCCCGTAACTCCCGTAACGCCTGTAGCCCCGACTCCAGAGGGAGTAACCCCGACCCCCGAAACCCCGAATCTTGAACCTCTACGCCGAGTAGCAAGAGCAGAACAAACAGAAGAGGATGTTTCGGGGTTGGTCGGTCAAGGACTAGTCGAGCTATACAATGGGCAACCAGTGATCACGCAAGCGGGTCTAGAGGCGTTGCCAGAGGCCGAACGCCCAAGGCTGAACCCCGAAGCCCGAAAGATCCAAATCGACACAGGATCAAACGAAGTAGTAGCCGAAGCCATCGCGAAGAATCTTCGTATCGGGGTGGATCAGGTTGGAACAGGTGTGCGTATGCCCGCAGGATGGACACTGGTAGAGGATATCTATGTTCCGCCGAAACCCATCGAAAGAATAACACCTTCCGAAATTGAAACCGCTGTAATCCCCGAAGAAGCAGGAGATGTGTTTGCCAACTTGGTTAGAAGGAAGCAAGAGGTTCAGCCTACTGTCTTGCAGAAACCAGCAGGATCTCAGTTCCAAAATCCAGAAGAATTTCGTTCGGCGTTTGATCTTCGTGGCCAAGGACATACACGTTTTGCCATCAGGCTGGATTTAATGCAGGAGGACGGCGCAATCACAGAAGATGGAAAGAGCCTCATCCTTGCCACAATTTGGGATAACAACACAAATGACGAATTCCTCGCCAACATGGAGATGGGTAGCGCCCGCAAGAACGTCAAAAGCTACGGGTATGGCGGAAGAACAAGGCAGACAGTCGAAGGCGGAAGAGTCGAGCAAAAGCCACTTCTTGAACTAATTCGCCAAACTCGTAGAGGTGGAGCCGAGGTCGATAAAAAAACGGCACTAACACTTAATACTTTTTGGCATGAATATGGTCATGCTGGTTACTATTCTTTGCTGGATGCCAAGCAAAAGAAGTCAGTAGATGATGCATATAATAAAACCACAAGGTCTGGTCGCAGGGCGTTTTTTGCCGAAGGAAAATCCGATGCTGAAAACACTCCTTGGTTCTCAAAGTATTACGCCAAAAACCAATCAGAGTGGTTTGCTCAATCATTTGCCGAGTATGTAATAACGCAAAAGTCTGATCAGAAAAAGTTGGTTCCAATCTTTGAGCAGATTTTGGATAAGGTCAAAGCCGTCTTTACTAAGCTTTTCAACAGGAAAGAACAGGTCAATCTCAATGACATCTTTGACTTCATCCTTCGCGGCGAAGCCTATGGTCAGAAGCCAACTTGGCAGGGATACACGATGTCTACCAAGCCAGCGGTCTACGGAACGCCTAGAGGACAGGCGATATCTCCAGAATTTACAAAGAGGGCTTTAGAGCGAGGAGAGGAAGTCTCGTTTGCGGATGAACGCCGTCAACAAATCATTGATGGGATAAGTCTAAAGTTTAAAAGATCCAAGAATGAATACGGGAACAATGAGTTTAAGACAGAATACGATTTCGGTGGCCGTAGTACTATAGTGGATAAAATATCATTTAGCCTTGAACAATTTGATGATTCTACTGTTGCCATGTCCTACTTGCCCTCCAAGGGTGGTAAATATGTAAATATCAAGCTTGGAGAGTTAGAGCAACAGTTTAAGGGGAGAGCCGCCGCCGAAAGAGCTATCAAGCGGGCTATTGCAGAAATCGAAATGGACGAACGTGTTGGTGGCGCGGAAGAGGCCGCTCCAATAACAGATGTTTGGCAAGCTCCCGAACAAGAGATTACTTCGGCAAAAACCTCCATCAATGAAAAGAAACTCCCAGCAGTTTTTAACAAGGTTAAAGAATGGGTTTCTGGAACAGTCAACGCCGACATTGGGGGCGGAAGATTTGATAACGCTACAGATTGGTTACGGGATCGCGGCGTAACTAATCTTATTATTGATTGGTTCAACAGGGATCGCGCCTTCAACGAAGCAAACATTAATCGTGTTCGTGGAGGTCAGGCAGACACGGCAACAGCCTCCAATGTTCTAAATGTAATTCAAGAGTCAGATGCTAGGGATCTTGTTATTCGTCAGGCGGCGGATGCTATCAAAGAAGATGGGGCGGCATACTTCTATATTTACGAGGGAGATAAATCTGGAACTGGAAAACAAACCACATCTGGATGGCAAGAGAATCGCAGGACACAAGACTACATTGATGAGATTTCTCAGCACTTTGGAGATGTAACCCGTCAGGGGCAAATGATCGTTGCGAGGAATCCAATTAAAGAGGGTGCAGAACCGACAATGCCACCAGAAATTCCCGAAACCATCCCCACCTTCTCCGATGGAAGCCCCGAAGCATCTACTCTTTCTACTATGGCGGCGTCTATGGCCAAGGTGGATGCGGCGTCCGAGGCAAAAGGCCCGACAGCCCTAAAGATTGGCGAGATAGCTTCTATCTGGATGGATCAAGGTGGAGACACCCGCCAACTCCAAGATCTTATTACGGAGAACACTAACCTCACCCCAGCCAATGCCAAGAAGGTGGCCAATGCCATTGCCAAGCAATACGATATCCAACAATCTATTAAGACAGCATTCCTTGAAACTCCTGCTGGTGTTTCGGTGGAAGCCTTGCCCGAAGGTGTAACACTTCCCAAGGAAGTTGATCCTGATCGGCCCCGCCCCGTCATGCAGCGTCTCTTTGATGTATTCATGGGTGTGAGGGTTCCCCCCGTCAAGATTACGGTCAACGAGAAGACGGCACTCAAGCAACAAATCCGACTCAAGGCCGCAGCCAATCGTGCGGCAAAGCAGGAACAGCAACGCATAGCAGATGAGGTGGTCGAAGTAATTAAGGCCATGGAGCTTCGCGGCCCCGTGCGCCCAAAACAAGCCCAAGCCCTAGCTAAACGCGCAGCTAAAGTAATCTGGACGAGCGAGAAGTCCATGGAGAGCTTTGTCGAATACGCTGCCAAGGTGGTAGAGAACGCCAACTATGATGCCGATCTTCGCGAGGCCAAGGCAGCACAGAAACGCGCCAAGGAACTTTCCAAACAGAAGAAAGTCGCCATGAGTCCGCAGCGTCTAATTCTCCAGCAGATCGGCAATGTCGCAGCAAACAAGCTGGAAGATCCCCGCATGTTTGCCGAGATGATCAACTACTACTTGCGTGGATTCAAGGATGTGCGTTCTCCTGATTATGTAGTTGTTCCTGATGAAGAAATCACGGGCTACATTTCTCAACTTGAAACAGAGTCTGTTAATGATCAAGCCGAGGTAGAGCGCGAGACCAACGAAAGATTGGCCCGCAAATACGATCTTGATCCAAATGCCATTCCAGAATTGATGAGCCTTATCAACATCATTGAAGAGATTGAAGGCAGGGAGAACCGAGAAGCTTTGGAGTCGATCCTTACCGATAAGGCAATCGAAACCCAAGACGGGTTGCGAGGATACGACACAACCGCGCTTACTAATACTCAGAAGAATCTTGTTGAATCAATGTTAAATGTGGATTTGAAATCCATTAATACACAAGAGAGGCAAATGT